ATGTAAATGGGTAAGTTCATTAACATCAAATCATAAAAATCCTAAAAACTCTACAAACACACCAGATACAATAAGTACACCAGACTACACTACACTATGCGATACACCCGAATACAAACAGTATAAAAAGAGAGCAACAGATTACTTTGTATCTAAAGAAATAGAAACGTATAAAACAAATTCAAATGACCAAGATATTAAAAATCAACAAAAAGAACTTACTATTTTAAATTCACAACTAAAAATAGAGTTAAAACAAATAATTACTCTAGATACACAAATTAAAGAACTAGAGCAAAAACAAAATCAATATCAAACTAAATTAGAACATATAGAAAATGATATTTTAAATGTAGAAGATAATCATAATATTAATAATGAATTAGAAGCCAATAAAGTAAAACGCAGTAAATATGAAACACGTATTAACACAAATGAAGAAAAAAATGAAACATTGCGTAAAACACAAAAATTAATAAATACTTATGAAAATCTAGAAAAAGAAGTTAAGTTTATAGAAATAGAAATGAAACAAAAAGAGGAATTATTACTTAAATTTGAACATTATAAAGACCAGATTGAAAATAATAATAGCATACAGAAAGAAATTGATTTAGTAAAAGCCGAGTTAGATGAATTTGAAGAAGTTTTAGAAGAAGTAGAAAAACAATATACTATTGAAAATACTAATATTACTAAATATACAGCATTATTAGAACAAATTAAGAAAGACCTTGCTGAATATAAAGCAATAGAAAAAAATTTAAAACTTTATGAAGTATATAAAAAATCTATGAAACAATTACCCTATATATTACTTAATAAAATACAACCTTTATTAGAAAAGAAAGTAAATGATTTATTGACAATCATTACAGACTTTACAATTAAATTTGATATTTCTGATAATAAAATAGATATTTATCTAGATAGACCAATTTATAATATGAGTAAATCAAATTCTAATACAAATATAAGTTATTTAAATAATAAAAATAGTTCAAAATCAAATAGATATATTTTAATTAATAATGGTAGTGGGTTTGAACGCTTTATATCTAGTTTAGCGATTAGAATTGCACTATTAGATATGTCTAATTTACCAAAAATAAATTTTCTAGCCATTGATGAAGGATTTTCAGCATTTGATACACATAATATTAATAATGTAGGTCAAATATTAGATTATTTAAAAACTAAATTTGATTTTATATTAACCATTAGCCATCTTACACAAATTAAAGAAAATAGTGATATTATTATTGGATTACAAAAAGATGAAAATGGATATACAAAGATTATACAATAAAAAAATAAAATTATAATTATATATAATTACTTTATTATCTATAATTAGTAAATATAGATATTGGTAATGTATTTAATAAATGGTCTTTATATTTATATGATATTTTATGAAAAATTCTACCAAGCATTTCATTCCATTCAATAGGATATCCAGAACCACTTTCACTACTATCTTGAGGATTAGTTGAAGGATTTATTTTTAATTTTTCTAATTTTGTATTTAATAATGTAATCATATTATTATACCATTCTTGTGTTAATGGTGTTTGTTTTTTACATATATAAGCACCATTACCAATTAATTCTTTCCATTTATTGGCATAAGGGGCATATGCTACTCCACCGTTTATTTCTTTATATCCACATATCCAGTAATCACTATTTTTTAAATCATTAAATGATTTAATCCAGGATCCAGTTGTTTGTTTTATATCACTATACCCACCACCATAAAAATTCATAAAATAAGTTCTTAAATAATCTGCTTTATGAGTTTCTGATAAATATTTAAATGTAGGATGTAAAGGCACATTATTTAATATATAATCTTTTAAATTATCTTTAGTTATTAATATAACATTACATTCAGATACTTTACGTAAATTAGTTAAACATTCTATTCTAGCATCTGACATTTTATTATCACCAGTCCAAAAACAATATATTATATTATTACTATTAATGTTATTATTATGAGTAGTATTTACAGGTTCAACATTTTGATAGTATTCTATATTATAGATATTATTATATAGAATTAAAACTAATACTATAACTAATAATACTTGTATCATAATATAGTTGTGTTTATAAATATATTTTAAATACATATTAAATATTATATTTATTATATATGTAGATAAAAATGTAAATATATAATAGTAAATATTAAAAAATATAAATACTAAAAATTATAAATTATAAATAATATAAAAATGAATAGATTAAAATTAAAAAAAATTATATTTATAATATTATGTATTACAATGTTATGTATATTACTATATTTACATTATTATAAAGAAAATTTTGAAAATATAGAGACACAAGATTTACAAGATAATAATATTCCTAAAACTATTTATTTATGCTATAAACATAAAGACATACCTGAATATATAATACCAAATTGGCAAAAACTAAATCCAAATTATAAAATTAGTTTATACGATAATCTAGATTGTATTAAGTTTTTAAGTGATAATTATGGTGAAGAATATGTTAATATTTTTAATTTTATTAAAGATGGACCAATAAAAGCTGATTTTTGGAGATGTTGTATATTATATAAATATGGAGGAGTATATGCTGATATTGATATTAAACCAATTATGCCTCTTGATAATTTATTAGAAAAAGATTTAGAATTATTAACTGTCCGTAGTGGATGTCAAGAAGATGGAATAACACCAGAACTTATTATATGTAAAAAAAATAATAAATTATTAGATTTATGTATTAAAACTTATATTCAATATATGAATGAAAAAACTCCATATTCATATTGGGGATGGTCTATAGTTCATATTATGCGCGAAAATATTAAAAAAATTTTGAATAATAAAATTACATTAAATCAACATATTTATTTAGATTCTGATAATAAAAAATATAAATTAATAGATGAAATTTTATGTGATGATTCATATAATCATAAAGTTATGTATAACAATGAAATTGTATTATATAATAGATATGAAAATTATAATAAAGATACTCACGAATTTTAATAAAATTAATGTAAAAGAATATTATTTAACTTTATAAATATTATATTATATAAATATTATATTTTATTCATAATTAAAAATATTATTGTCACCTTTATTATAAAGATATTTATATCCTTTATGTAGAAATTCTAAATAATATTCATTATTAAAACTATATTTTTTACCATTTTCGTCTTGTCCTGTCTTAAAATTATTTTCAATAGATAAATATGGTTTATATTTTTCTATTGTTTTAAAACCACCTTGTATTGCTTGTTTTCCATCCCTTCAACGTCTAAATGTATTATACCATTAGTTTCTTTAATTATATTATTATTTATTAAATCATCTAATTTAATAAATTTATTTATATCAGCATCTTTATTAATAGTAGTAGTATTATTAATAGACCATTCCACCCACCTGTATTTTCACCACTTTGTTTTAATGATTTATATTCACTATTCACTATTAACATTACTTAATCCATAATTTAAAACTCTTAAATTATTTATTTTATAATAATAATAATAAGAATAATAAGAATAATAAGAATAATAAGAATAATAAGAATAATAAGAATAATAATAAAAATAATAAAAATAAGAATAAAAACAATAATAAGAATAATAAGAATAATAAGAATAAAAACAATAATAATAATTAAAAATATTATTAATATATAATATATAATAAAGAATAAATGAAATTAAATTTAAAAAAAAATATTCTAATTATAAGTGTAATAATAATTATTATATTATTATTATTTTTATATAATAAAAAAGAATTATTTTTAAATAAATCAAAATATGATTATATTATTACAATAGGGTGTTTTGATAAATTACATAAAGGTCATATAAAATTATTAAATACAATAAAATCTCAATGTAAAAAATTAATAATAGGTATTCATGACAATTCTAGTATTACAAAAATTAAAAATATAAAAGATATTCAAGATTTTTCAATTCGTAAAAATAATATCAAAGAATATGCATATGATATTTTTGACATATATGATGCTAACCCAACACAATATATTAAAGATTATATTGAAAAATATAAATTATATTTAGAAAAAAATATATGTTACATGAGAGCTGATGATAACGTGAACTTTCCAGGGAAAGAATATATTTCATCTATAATGCCTATTAAATATATTCCATATACTGAAAATATATCATCTACTAATCTTAGAGACAAAACAAGTAAAATAGGAACATTAAATTATTTACTTGAAACTATTAGTTTTATATTAAAAAAAAATAATATACCTCATTATATTGATTGTGGAACATTATTAGGTTGTGTAAGAGATAATGAAATAATGCCTAATGATACAGATATTGACATAACAATTCATTTATCTTTTTGGGATAAATTAAAATCTATAAATTTTTCAGATTATGATTTAGTAGTAAGTAGAATTTTAAGTGGATATCCTGATAAAGATGACGGTAATATGATAAGTGTTAAAACAAAAAATAATAATTTTTATTGTGATATTTATACAAATCCAGCATTTCCATTATTAACGGAAAAAATATTAAATGGTATAAAATATCCAATACCAATAGAACCTGAATTATATCTTTCAATGTTATATGGTAATAGTTGGAATATACCCTCAAATAATCACGCAAATACAAAATATCATAGAAATTTAGGATTAGTTAATAGTAAATATAAAAAAAATTGGGACTTGAAATACAAAATATATGAATGTAAATTATGAAAATCAATACAAATAAAATAATTAAAATAAAAATTAAAATAACAAAAAACAATAATTAAATAATAATTTACTAAACATATAATTATACTTTTATTCAATCTTTATTCACAAACTCATCAAATAAATCCCACGTAATTGTTCTCCAAGCACAATTTATTTTATCTCCATTTTCATCAGTATAATTGCGAGGTTTTGTATAATGTAATTTAATTTCACTATAATCATCATCTTCATTATTCTCATTAATATCATTGTATGATTTAATATTAAAAATTAAATATGGGTCAGTAAACGAATTAACAGTACCGATTAAATAGATACCTTCTAAAAAATGTTTATATATTTCTTTTTTCGTTTTACTTTCATCACCTCCAGTTAGAACTAAATAAATAGAGCCACCTGTACCACATTCTTGAATTTTTAAAACATTAACACTAATTTTTGTTTTATCATCACTTCCAGCGAGCAGAACATAATCTTTCTTTATTTCTCCTGTAGGATTACCAGTAGGAATACCAGTAAAATTCAATATAATAGTGTTTTCTCCAGTAGTATATCCTTGTAAAATATGTTTTTCAAGAGGAAATGATGAATTTATTCCATTTCCAAATTCTATTTCATTATCACCATTATTAACTTTTTCAGCCATTTTTTAAGTATACTTTTTACTATAGTATAAGTAATTTATAGTTATTATTAAATTAAAAATCAATTTTTTTTATGTTTTTATTATTTAAACTTAAAGATAAAAAACATAATTATAGTAATGTAAATTAGTAATTGTTTAAATGTAAATATAAGGTTAAATAGTATTTACAATCACTTTAAGTAAAAAAATGACACATAATTATAATTATAATTATAATTATTCTAAAGATGAATTACTAAGTATATTTGATGATATTACTATGATTAGTATTAATAATAATTTATTTATAAAAAATAAAGTAAAAAAAAAAATAGAATTAATTAAAAGAATATCAAAAAATGATATTGATATTTTAAATTATAATAATAAAAAAAAAGAAGGTTTGTTTCATTATTTAAATTCATTAACAATTAAATTTACAACTGTAAAAAAAAATTATAATAAATTAAATAATAAATTAAATACTATTTTAGGTGAAATTATTCATAACGCATATTTAACATCAGGATATCAGGTGTTAATTTCAAATATCCCCGAATTAGGAATACAATTATATAATAATAATAATATTGTTATTGTTGATGAAGAAGCAATATATGATACTATTAATTATTATATAAAAACTATAAATGGTGTTTTATCAGTAGTAAAAATAGATACTAACACATATTTAGCAAAATTAAAAGATATAAATGACGCTAGATATTTATGCGGTATTATTCATAAAATGCAAATTGAAACAAATATAATTAGAGTAGAAATGTTAGAAAATCTTGAAAATTGTTTTAATGACGAACAAATAACACTAGAAAAAAATAAAAATAATAATAGTGATAGTAATAGTAGTAATAGTAGTAATAATAGTGATACTATTAGTGATATTGATGATATTGATATTAGCGATTATGGATATAATACTATAAATATAAAAAATAAAAGTAAAACATTAATAGAAACATATTTAAAATTAATTTATAGTAAAATAAATTATGTATTATCTTATTTTTGGAAAAAATAAAAAGTAATCTAAACCTAATCTAAACCTAATCTAAACCTAATCTAAACCTAATCTAAATCTAATCTAAACCTAATCTAATCTAAACCTAATCTAAACTAAACAACACCATTTTTGTTTTATTTTTTCTAATCTTTTCATTGTTATATCATAATTAAATAATGTATTTTCATTTTTACCAAATAATAATTGTATTGGTTGATTACCAAAGATAAATTCCGTAAAATCAGGATGCCTGATAATATAAGGTTCTTTTTCTTCTTCATATATTAATAGTGCTGACGTATAATTTAAATCCCAACAATTACATAATAAATTATGAAATGATGATGATTGAACTTTTGTTCTTGTAATTGGTTTTTCATCTGTATAATAATCAATAATAACACTAGGTTCTTTTATATATTCCGTTTGTGTATCAGTTTCAATAAAATTATCAAGTAATTTTATTACCATAGTATCTACATCTATCATTTTTAATGGTTCTGTATATTTATGAAATTGTGTAGAATAATAACCGATTTCATTTAAAATCAATGAATAAACTACAGGTAATATAGAACCATATATTGCTGTTATATTATAGTCATTCAATTTGTTTTCATCTAATTTTTTTTTAATAGATAAAATATGAATATTACTAATAACTAACATATCTAAAGCATACATTATAGTAGTGCGATTATTATACATTATTTCAACATAATTATCTTCAGATGATAGATACATTATTTTACTAGCAAGTTTTGGATCAATCATAGATAAATAATAAATAAACGAATAAAATATAGTATATTCTGTTTTTTTTCTTTCTATATAATTAGAAATATGATAATTAGATATGACTTCTTTATTGCGTTCTTGTTTCAAATATGCTTCATTTAATAGTTTATTTTGTTGTAATAAACGTTCTTCTTCTAAAATTTTTTCATTTTCAATATATTGTGTTTCTTTTTTAATACGCTGTCTTTCTTTTTTTTTTTCATTATTCTTTTTTTTTAATAATTTTATGTTTTCAAGTTTTTCCAGCATAAGTCGCTCATTTACAATGCGTTCATTTTCAATGCGGTCTTTTTCAAGTCGTTCCTTTTCAAGTCGTTCCTTTTCAAGTCGTTCCTTTTCAAGTTGTTCCTTTTCAAGTCGTTCCTTTTCAAGTCGTTCCTTTTTATGTCTTT